CGCCAGCATGGTGACGCCTTCAGGCAGACGGTCAGCGCCTTGGGCTAATGCCATTTCCCGCATTTCTGCGGGTGTTCCGAAAAAAGTTGCCCCTGACGGGCGGGAAAGTTCATGTCTCATGTCTTTTCTCCTTTTTGGGGGTTGTGGTTTTTCCTCTCACTCTTTGGTAAAACTATACGCTTATCTGTATCTAATGTCAAGAGAAAAAACCATTTTTTTTAAAAAAAACAAAGAAATTAAATCAAGGATTCGTCAACACCTATGCGAGCTTTGGAGATTCCGCCCCGGTGCAGTTCAATTCGAATGGTTACGCTGCCGGTCCACCTGCTGGCAAGTAGCTGTGCGATCCGGGTGGATATGGCTTTTATGAGGTTGTCAAGGGTCACTTAATTTCCTTGAAAAGGTTTGCCATGTCACATGCTTCGCAATTATTAGCATCGGCCTTGGAGTGTTCGCAATATTTGCAAGCCGATTCTTTTCTTGGTTGCCATGGTTGTGTTGACAACCGTTTAAAATCGGGTTCAAGTGATTCATCTTTGAGGTTTAAGGCCCGTAACAATGACTCAAATATCTCCGGTGGCCCCGACACACATGAGCCAGCATAGTCATCAATTTCTACCCACCCGTTTGATCTAACTATAACACACAAAAACTCCAAATCGTTTAGATAAAGTTCTTTTTCTACAAAAACAGGAAGATCAGAATAAATTTCAAAAGCCCTTGGTTTTGAGTCCCAAATATCCTTTGCCATTTCAAGTATGTTCTTCATTTTGCCCTCTCTTTTTATTGTTTTTATAACTCATCCAACCGATACAACCGCCCGGTATTCGGGTCCACCAGATCCTTGAACTTCACCTTGCCAGACTGGATCAGCTCAAGGCGTTTAGGGCCAACCACGTTTTTCTGGAACTGCTCTCCCCTGGATTCAAACCAGCTTGCATATTCTCCTTGGTGTGTGCCCCATGAAACGATATTGCGCCCACCTTCGCCAATGGGAATATCCGGCCTTTCTGTCCAGGGCCGGGCTACTTCTTCGAGTTCATCGATGTCTATGCCAAGCTCACGGTATGACACTGTTATTGGCACAGGTACGCACCTACAATTTGGGTGAAGAGGTATCGGTGGACCTTCACCCAGATTGTACCGGTTCCCGTCATTGCATGCACACCTGATGCACGTGCCAGTTCCCGTCTGAAGGTTACTATTCTCCAAAACGCTTGACCATTTCCATTGCTTCACTATATCGGAATTTGCCGCCATGACCGCTTGTTGGGCAGATACATTCGCTTGTTGAATAAACGAACGTGCCAACGTAACCGCCTCTTTCCGGGTAAACCCTTCCATATGCCCCATGATGTTATCCACAAGCCCACGGTATCCCTTGCCCTGCAACACCCCGGCTCCCAGATCCTCAAGTATCCCCTGTCGAACGGTTGCATCAAAAGCTTTATCAACCCACTGTGTCAACGTCGCACCTCCGAGCGGTGTCGTCTGGAAAAATGATCTGAACTGCTCCGGGGACAAGGCCACATTATTGAACCCCTGGACCTTACCACCAAGGCTCATGGTCTGGCTGTGATATTTGGCCGACTCGGCCCCGGCTTGACATGCAAGGCTTGATATTTCACCGGCGACTTGCTCCCGGATTCCCAGTGTTAAAGCGTCAATTTCCTTGATCAACTCCTGTCGTCTCAACTGCTCCCATCGTTTGAGTCTTTGGTTTGGGTTCAAAAGTATTTGTTCAGCGGCTTTTTCAGTGGATCGCATGGCGGTGCGTAAAGCGGAGACTTCCATCTTATCGAGATTGTACCGCCAGATTACTTGCCGACTGGTTTGATACAAATCTAATAGCTCTGAAGGCGGTAGACCTGAAGCCATTGCTTAACCCTCGCGTCTTTCTTCAACCTTTACATACTCAGTTTTCGGTTCATACGGAAACACAACGGGTGTTTTCGAGTCGCCAGATGTAAAGGCGCAGCCGTCAGGCTCAACAAACACTTTGCCTTCAATATCATAGGCTTTACCTGTTTCGTCTTTAAAAACACGCCCACATCTAATATTTTGCCATAAGTTTTCTGATACTTCTTGCCATTCCCAAGCTTCGCCAGTCAATGGCGAAAGAGGCTCAAACCGGGCCAGCTTATTGAAGGCGTTGATACAATATCCTGCACTGAAACCAGAATGCCCTTGTTTTGAAAACACACCAAGTAGCTCAATCAGGTTTTCTTGTATCCATTTGTCGGGACCGTCTTCTTGTTCTTGATGAAGAGGTATGTACCCAAGTGCTCGAAATTCTCTTTCTGCGTGTTTAATAAAATTTCCCATTTTGCCCTCACTCAAAGCTAAGAATTGATATTTTGCAACACAAATGATATCCTATGCTGATGAAGTCATTACTTAAATACGTCCTTGAAAGGTCAAATACAGAGTTTCCATTTCAACCTACTGGCCAGCCGGTGTTGATGCTGGAGTACCTGGCACGGCTGGGAACATATCGGAAAGACCCGTCAATGCTCCTGCCGGTCCAGCAAAGCGGGCATCATCCTCAATCATCGCCTTCACGTCCTGCCAGTCCCAGTTTTCGCCAATTAACCCACGACGCTTTAATTCTTGATGTACTTGTTCCCGGGAAAGAACCCCCATCTCGATAGCTTTGAGCATCATGGCGGGTTCCATGCCAAAGGCCGGGTTGAAGTCGGTATTGATATCAACCACCGGTTCCTGTCCGTCTTCCAGACCCATCCACATACCGGCAAACCGAAAAGCATTATCGAGCGCATCCTTGCACCCCAAAGCCCAATTTTTCAAAAGACTGGTTGATTCTGTGGTTTCCTGCTGGGATTGGTATGCCGTCTTGCTGCCTGAATTGTAATTTGGCTGAAGCATCACAAGTCCGTACAACGCCATCTTTTCCTCAAGGGTCAGCAACTCATCCTTGCCCTTATCGACGGCCTCAGGGTTGACCGATACGCTCTTCAGGTCGGCTCCGCTGTCAACCGCATGGATCAGCCTGCCGGGTCCGAACTCAATGGTACCATCGGAGTCGGTCAGGAGTTTCCCGAACCACGGTGGCCGGCGAACAAATGACATAAGACTGACCTGGTCACAAGTGGACTGCCAGTGCCGCTTGTTGAGTTGCGCCAGGTCTTCCAGGGCCGGCGCTGCGGCGTTGCCGATCGATTCTCCTGGTTTGAAAAAAGCAATCGGTATTTCATCGAGGCTGGTTTCGCCTTCTGAATGAAGGTACACATTGTCCTTTTCATCTTTTCTGTAGATATGCCATGACCCTCGACGCAACACCCGGACCTGTTCGATCTCGATATCTTCATTATCAAAATCGCCCTGCTGGTCAACGACGGTTTCGAATATCCGGATAATGTCCAGTATCCGTTTGCCGTTTTCATACACAAACCTGACCCCCAGGATATTAGCCTGGTTGATCAAGACAAAGAACGGTCGCCAGCCCTTTTCGGCGTCAACTGCTGCCGTCTTTGCCCTCCATATCTCGTTTTCTTCGTCCCAGAACTCAAGGCGGCCGTTTTCGGTGCGGGTCAGAACCTGCGGGAAATCAACCAGGACCGCCACCAATCCGTCATCAATCCCTGTTTCGAAAAAAGTCTGCCCCCAGGTGCGAAGATTGTTGCCCTGCTGGTCAACATCATACTCCATGTCTTCGAATTCGGCTTTATTGGGTGAGTCTTCGCCGATCTTGACCGGCTCCGAAAACACCAGCCCTGTGAGATAGCTCCGGGTCCGCTTGTATCCGTTGAACAGATACCCGCCATTCAGCCGTATCTCGTAATCAGCTACATGCTCCGCGCTCTGTTTCGGCAGATACGTCTCCCCGGCTGCTATCATCGCAGGAGTCCCGCCCAAAAGATCCCGGATCAGCTCGCCCCGTTTTGTGGCTGCCTGGAAGTTGCTGCTTTTTTCAAATACTTTTTCCATTTTAATTGGCCCTTACTCTGTGGATTGTGGCTTGTGGTTTAATGACCGGCATTTCATACGACACAAAATACCCTAATGCGTCATTCATGTGATCATGTCCGCCAGTTTTATCCGGTTCTCCGTTCGATCCATATGCCTGCTGTTCAAGACAGCTCGCGGTGGTTGGGCAGTTCTTAGCGTTGACAAACAGGCGCATGGTTTCAAATGCTTTGTTGACAGACAGAACCCGGTCTTTAATCGCCGGGTTTTTCGACTTTGCCCTGACAACAAACCTGGCCTGTTGCAATAAGGCAAGGTCAGAGCTTGAAGCGTCAACTGACTTCCTACTCCCGCCAGAAGCATCCGGGTAAACGATGATTTTGTGGCCCTTGTCCTGAAACCGTTCTTTTAACAGGGTAATCATGTCTGGTGTATCGAACACGTCTTTTAATTCAGACACCACATGATACCCGTTTCCGCGCTGTACTGATATTGTCGCTGCCATTTTTCCCACGTTGAAGTCCATGCCGACAAAAAGCGTTTCTTTTTTCTCTATAGTTTCGGTGCTGGCATGAACATTCCTGTCATAGTTTCGATACACGGTCCCGCTTGTCAGGTTGACAAACTGACCATCAATATAAGCGTCAATCAACTCCTTGGGGTATGCCTCTACCAATGACGGTATATAATCAGGCGGCAGGTTCTTTTCATTGTC